AGATCAGCATAGCGCAGCCAAGACAAGCCCAGTTGATAAGCCTAAGCCATCTAAAAAAGCTCCCAAGCAAGACGCAGAAAGTAAAGTAGCGAGGTAAAATGAAACAAATGGTTTTCAGAAGAATTAGAGGCAGAATTATTCCTATTACAAAGAAAAATTTAGAAGATTCGGCTGTTGCTGGAGCGGTTGGCGGCTATGCTGGCACGATTGCTGGTTCTGTTGTGGCCAGCATAAAAGGCCAAAAAGATTCGGAATACATTGTTAAAAAAATTAAAAAAGAAAACCAAGTAGATGCTAAAGGTTTTGGAAGAAAAGCAAATATTAAAGTTTTAACTAGCAATAAAGACCTTTACAAAGAAAATATGAAGCCCAATGTTATTACAAAGGAAGCATTTAAAGGTAATAACGCTTTTGCCATGTGGAATAGAAAGAAAAATGAGCCTTTAGTAATTATTAGAAAAAAAGTTAATCGAAGCGTTTTGGCGCATGAAATTGGTCACGCTATAGACTTGAAAAAAAGAAAAGGTCATTTGCCCTATAACATTTTGACAGGCTCACAATACGAAAGCGAAGCTAGGGCATGGGATATTGCCGAAAAGAAATTTGGCAAAATTGATCAGGAACTAAAAAAACGTGCTTTAAAGACCTATGAGCGAGAAAGGGATTATCAAAGAATTGGCTTAGGAGGTGGTGCATTGGCGGCTTCTGCGGCTGTGTTAATGAAACTGCTAAAATAATATGCAAAATGAAGATGTAATATTTAGAAGAATCGGTGGCAGAATTGTTCCTATAAGGGCAACGAAAAAAGAAAGAAAAACTGATGTTGGCAAGGTTGTTGCTGGCGTTGGTTTTCTTGGTGCTGGCGTGTCAATTTCTGCAAAATCAGGGCAAATAGCTGCTAAAAGAGCTAGAAAAGCTGAAAGAATTAGCCGAATGACAGAAAGGTTTGTGAGGGAAAGGTCAGATTTTTTATCCGTTAGAGCAAAGGGTAGCCCTGCTATTGGATTTGCAAAAGCTAGGAAACAGTTAAAATCTGCGAAAAGAACTGTTTTTAGTGGTCAAATTCTTGGCGGTGTTTTGATGGCACAAGGGGTTAAAAAATTAATAGAGTCACAAGGAATAGAAACAGATACGCTACTTGGCGATATTGGGTCCGAGTTTTTAATTGAAGGTGGTGCGCAAGTATCATCAGCAATTATTAACAGAGAAATTTCAAAAGCTTTCAAAAAAAATCCTTCATATTCAAACCTATATGGGTTTGGTAAAAAAATAATAAAAAGAAAGCTTGGGCTTAGATAATGTCATTTTTCCAAAAAATAGAAGAACAGCGCATATTAGAGCGTCATTCGGCTAGAATCGAAGGGCTTGAACTGAATCAGGCCAGGAAAATGATTAAGGAATACAAAAGAGCCAAAAACGAGCTAATTAATCAGCTTCTAATTACTCCAGACGATACGTTTACGGAAGTAAAACTAAATGATACCCTGGAAAAAGTTAATGTGATGATTCGCTTGCTAGAGCAGCGAGTAAAAGGTCAAATTGTTTTACAATCGGAAACAGCACACGAACAAGGCATAGAAGATTCAGTAAAAGAGGTTAATCGCTTTGAAAAGGAATTTACTGATGTATTTCAACCAATTCCATTGGACCCGATTATGGAAGCATCGGACCCAGATACCTTTTTATTTAATAAATTTGAAGCTTCTCTAAGTGCTTATAATGAATCCATGAGAAACAATATGCAGCAGTTTTTAACTCAGTCATTGCTGCAAAATAAGACATGGGGAAGAACAGTTAGGGAAATGGAAATGGCAATGGGGATGAACGAGTACAGGGTTGCTAGGATAGTTCGCACCGAACTGCATCAAATATACAATGTTGCTAAAAACAAGGGATTTTTAGAGGTTAGGGACCAATACCTTTCTGATTTAAAAAAAACACTGTATCATCCATTAGATTCTAGGACCGCACAAGATAGCAAAAATTTGGCACAACAAAATCCAGTTGTTGATATTGATAAGCCTTTTGTTTATACTTTTAGAGGGGTGAGGCGTTCTTTTATGACTCCACCAGAAAGACCTAATGACAGAGCGATATTAATCCCTTTTAGGGAAAGTTACGATAACTAAGGAGATACGATGTTTAAGCAATGGAATTTGTTACTTGAAGAAAAAACAGACAATGGAGAAGCTGGCGGAGGCTCAGGAAGTCAAGACCAGGACAATATAGAGAATGAAAGCTCAGGAAGCAAAGATTCTCAAGAAGATCAAGGCTCAGGAAGCCAAGGTCATGAAGGGGAGGACTTTAAGGATCTCCCAGATTTTGCCCAAAAGCTCATTAAGGAATTAAGGGCAGAAAACGCTAAGTATCGTACAGAAAAAAACAATCTTAGCACAAAGATGCAAAACTTTGAGGTTGGATTGAAAAAGATGCTTGGGGTGGAAGGTGAAGATGATTTGTCACCAGAGGAAAAGCTAGAAGCATTTTCTCAGAAAAACGAGCAGATGGCGGTTTCTAATGCCATGTTGTCGTTGGCATATCAAAATTCAGTAAGCCCTGACCAGTATGAATACTTTGAGTTTTTAATGGGCAAAAAACTAAGTGATTTAGAAGAAGGTCAGGAGCTTTCTGAGGGTGACTTAGAAGAGGTACTAGGAAAGGTTAGAGATAAATCATCTCCAGCCAGCACAAGTACCAGTGAAGGGAAAAAGGGAGGCCCTTCACAAGATAGCGACGAATTGAGCCAGGAAGATTTTAACAAAATGGGTATTGTCGGAAGATCAAAGCTTTATAGAGAAAAGCCTGATCTTTACAATAAATTTATGAAAAACTTATAGTTTAACGAGGTAAAAAATGAGTACACAATCAAGTGATTTTGTTTTTGAGCCGAAGGTGTGGAGTGACCACGTTCAGGCTTATTTTGACCGATACCTAGTATATGGCGCATTTGCTCTTAGAAACGATGAGCTAAAGGCTGAAGGTTCTGGCTTAACGGTAAATTTTCCTTACTACAAGTCAATTGGAGCCGCACAGGAGCCAGCAGAAGACGAGGCTCTAGTAGTAGATAGCCTTTCTGATGATAGCTTTCAAGCTACTGTTTTTGAGGTTGGTAAGGCAGTTGGTTTTAAAAAGAAAGCTTTCAAAAAATCAGCAGATTCTATGGAAGGCATCATGGTTGAAGCCCAGCGTCAGATTGCACGTGTTCATGCTGAAAAAGTGGACATTAAATTGCAAGCTGAAATTGATAACCCAGCCAATCATGACGTTGGATATCTTGCCACACTTGCCACAGATACCATGAATATCAGAACTCTTAACAGAGGGAAAATTGCTGGTTTTGGTGACAAGCATAAGCAAGCTGTTGTTTGTTTCATGCACAGCTTACAGTTTCTTGACCTTATGAACGATACCACCGCTGGATTCCTTAAAGCTGATGCTAATGACCCTATGGCCATGGTTGATGGCTTTGAAGGACGTATGCTTGGCATGGCGATTGTAACAGTTGATACAGTGACAAAGGTTTCTGATATTGCTTCTACAGACGCTTATCGTGCCTTAGTTTGTAAGGAAAATGCTTATGGGTTAATGTATAAGCAAGAAATGGAAATGGACATGGACAAAGACATTCTTAACCGTGAAATCATCGTTACTGGTAACGAATGGTATGCTGTTAAGTCTTTCCACAAAGAAATTTCTAACCTTGATAGAAAAATTGCTTCTATCACTACTACTGTAAGCACACCAGACGGGGTATAATATGATTAATCAAAACAACAGACCATCTATTGTAATTCCATTGGCAGCTATTAGTGCTGACATTGAAGTTCCAGCTTGGCTTGCTGATAAAAAAGCGAGAGTAAGAGGGGCAAAATTTGTACAAAGTGGGGCTATTACTGCCAGTGGCACAAACTACCTAACACTTCAACTAAAACAAAATAATGTTGCCGTTGGGGCTGCTGTTGACACTCAGTTAGGACTTCCGGCTAGAGAAGGGCTTGCATTAGGCTTAGGAGCTTTAGAATACCTAGAACTCGAACTTGGCGATTACCTTTCTTTGGACGTTGTTGAGTCAGGAACTTTTGCTGAAGGAGCTTCTGGGCTTCTAGTTCTTGATATTGAAGTTCTTGGAAACTAAAAAAATGGGGAGCTTCGGCTCCCTTTTTTAAAAGGTTAAAGTTAAATGAATTATGCACGTGTAAGACAGGTCAGTGAGAAAAAAATAAAAGAAAAACGAGAGGCATTAGCAAAGCTTAATGGTAAAGAGCGCACCAGGGCAGAACAAATGCTAATGAAACAGGCAGAAGATGAAGTACGGAACGAAGAAGAAGGGCAAGAAGAAGACCAAGAAGGGCAAGTGCTAGAAGTTGCCACAAAAAAAAGAGGGCGTAAGCCAAAGGCTGAATAATGGCTTTTTCTGAAGAAGACAAATATAGAGTCATTTTTGCCTTATGCCACACTGGAAAAATCTTGGTGGAAGATTCTACGCATTTTAATTCTATCATTGCAGATAGACTTGAAAACACTAATTCTCTTATTGAAGAACGAGCATTAGCTCTAGTTGAAAAGATTGAAGATGCTAAGATTGAATTTGAGGAAAGCCCAAAAAAAGACAATGTTCGCAGAATTGGCGATATTGAGCTAGACACTGAAAGAAGCCTTCATAATCGCAGAGCAGAATTAAAAAGGCTGCTAAATGAGCTTTCAAACCTATTAGATATACCTAACCGATGCAAAATTGGCGGTTCTGGTGTGGCCTGTGTGATAAGATGAGCATTGTTAATGATGTGCTAGAATGTACTGATGAAATCCTTGGATTAAGGGACGATCTAGGTGCAATAAAGCACAAAGTCTATATTGTGACGAGAACATGGTCAGGTAGTGAGCTTGGCGAAGGTAGCGTTACAGAATCTTTTGAACAAATAAAGCCTACTCCATGGATTGTAAATTTCAAGAGGCAGATAAGGTTAAGAGAGGCAGGAAAAGCAAAGCAAGGGGATATTGTTTTAAAACATATTTCCAAAGAAAGCTATAAAGAATCAGACTTGAGAACTGTCACAGCAAATGGAAAAGTGGAAAAATATTACGTTATTAATAGCGAATATTACGAGCTTATAGATATTGAAGAAGATTACGTTTATTTTAATGTTATAATCAGAAAACGAAGCAGAAAATAAGAAGTCATGAAAGATGGCAATATCCAGAAAAATAACACAAAAAAGCCAGAGAAAAGTGGAGCAATTCACATTAAACTCTGTTCAAGCCTCAAACAAAGAGGTTTTCTTGTTAGAAATCCCTTCAAATCCAGACAGTGTGGTTTTAGATATTCCTTCTGGAACTATTCAGTTTAATGGTTTTGATTTTGATGTAGATGGGAATAGGATTTATTGGGATGGTTTTGCATTACAAACTGTACTAGAATTAAATGACAAAATAATAATAATATATGACTAGCATAAGGAGAATAAGCCATGTCAAGACTTTTAGGTAAATTCGTTCAAGATTCAACAATCACAGACTTGCAAATTCGCTTGCGTAACAATCTCTCTTTAAGAGCAAGAAATGCTGCAAACACAGCCGATATCGAAATTTTGAAAATAACAACTACCGACTTGCTGCAAATCATGCGTGAGATGAGCATGGACAGCAACAAGATCACAAACCTTGCTGATCCTACTGCTCCTCTTGACGCTACGAATAAGCAGTACGTTGACTCACTGGTCAAGGGGTTGAACGATCCAAAAGATGCGGCCAGAGCCGGGTCTACTGGAGCTTTGCCAGCATCAACTTATGATAATGGGGCATCAGGTGTTGGAGCCACATTAACTGCAAATGCAAACGGTGCGCTTCCTTCAAGTCATTGCGTTGGGCTTGCTCTGAAGGATCGCAGCCTTGTAAAAAATCAAGCTACGCAGCTTCAAAACGGTGTTTATGTCGTCACTGATCTAGGCGATGCGTCAAACCCTTGGGTGCTAACGAGAGCAGAAGATGCAGACGAAGACAGTGAAGTGACTCAAGGTATGTTTGTTCCAGTTGCTGAGGGTACCGTCAATGGCTCGCTTGGTTTTTTACTTACGACTGTTGACCCGATCACAGTCGGTGTTTCCAATCAAGAATTTACTCAATTTGGTGAAGTGATTCAGGCTGGGCAAGGCTTGACAAAAACAGGACAAACTATTGCAATCGATGAAGGAGCAGGGCTTGGATTTTCAGGGAATCAACTTGTTGTTTTGGTTGACGATGACTTAGTTGATGGTTCAACTGATGTTAAGAGTGGAGAAGTAGTTTCTGGAAGGTTTTTTGAAGAAAGCTTCACTCTCAATGGAACAGATATTACAAACGGCTATGTGGATTTAACAAAAGTGGCACTAAGAAGTTCAGTGTTTCTTTTTCCACGGTTTGGAATCAAGCAAAAAGATGCGGTTGATTATACAGTTTCGTACACTGGCGGTTCAGGAGGTAAAACTCGTGTTACATTCGCAGGTGACTTGGCTTCAATTGTCGCAATTGGTGATGTGATCGACATTCAATTCAATTCGCTTGATTACTAACTATGAGTAGGGTTGACTTTGAAAAATGGGTGAACAATCGAAGGGCTGACTTAGTGTCCTTCGATAACTCTATTGCTCAATTTCAAGACAACCCCACCAATGTTCAAGAAGCCTTGGAAAAAGCAAGGGGTGCTAGGTTTCAATACATACAATTTCAGTTTATTGGACAGATGAACTTTAATCAGTATCTTTATAGCGGAGTGCACAACGGGTCATTAAGCAGAAGAAGTGGGGATGCCTCTAATGGTTATCAGTTTGGAAACAGTGCGCCTCAAACTCTGGCCTTTAACGGTAAGATTGAAAACGCAACAGCATCGATTCGTGGCATAGCTCAATCAACTGGAACACCAGCAGCAAATTTAGAATTGCTATTTGAGCTTTGGAGGGTGGGATTTAACGGTGAAGGGATGAAGCTTGGAGATATAGTCTTTAATATTGACACTTCAGCTTACACCATTGGCAATTGGTGGAATAGTTCTATAGTGACGGCCTTTGGAGAGGAGCAAGCTCAGGATGTAAACGCCAATGCAGGCGATTTATTGGGATTAAAGTTTATAAGTCGAACAGGAAACAGTAACGTGGTTTCAATAGAAAATACTACAATTGTATTAGGGGTGATCGGTACAGCATGAGTCAACAATTTACTTTTAAACATTCTGAGTCGAAGGTATTAAAAGCCGATGCCTATTACTTGGTACAAAATATCCCAAACATTATTGAAAACAACATTGTTTATTCGGTTCAAAAAGTTAATGACTCATTGGTTGTTTTGTTTGAAAATGCTTTGCTTTCAACCGAAGTTGACCCTCTTAAAGCGTTTCTGCAAAATTATTTAGACTTATTGCCAGAAGACACCACTATCGTTGAGATTGCTCAATCTGACGAAGACACGGATGGCGTAAAGACGACAGTAAGATGGGCACCTATTGGGTGGGCACAGCAGTGTTTTGAAACTGAGTTTACCACGTCACTTCTTGATTCAATCCATGAAAAAAATGCAAACAACGAGGATATCGGCTGGTCATCATTACATTTTTGGAAGCTTGTCGAGGGTGTAGAAACTAAATGGAATCCACAGGATCAGGCTGACTTAGATGCGAATTGTGTCAGAACAGACATCGAGTGGATGCCAGATATTGACTATATGATTAAGGGTGGTTTTATTGCCCAGAAAAACAAGACTGATGAAAATGTTTATTTTTGGACGCAAGGCGTAGTTCTGCCAGAGCAATTTGGTGGAGCGCAGTTTACTTTTGTCGAAGGTGGAGTGAATTTATTTTTTGTGAATGATCATTCTCGTGTCGGTGTTGATGGTGTAAGTGGTACAATTTTATATTATGATCATCCCCAGCTTGGCACAGGAATGGGAACAAATAAAATGAGAACAATTGTTAGGCATCCATTGGGGCACAAGCATAGGCTTCAGATGGTTTTTGAAATATTTAGGGCAGCATGATTAAGCAGTATTTTTATAATTTATTTGTACTTTTTAGCAAGATCGTGAATACGTTCATAGGTGGCTCACCACATGAAACACTTTCCATGGCGTTAGGAAGGGCATATCTTTGCGGAACAGAGAATAAATTCACACTACTAATGGTTAATATTGTAAATTGGATTTTTGCAACACTTTTCAAAGAGTCTAATCATGTTCAATTGGCTTATTTAGAAAAAGAAAATAAGGCGAGAAGCTTATGGGGTAAAAATTGAGCGCAGCAGTTAACGTATTAAAGGGAACAAATGTTCCGCTATGTCTTCAGTTAGAAACTGGGGATGCTTTTAAATTTCCCAGAGCAATTATTTATAACCTTGCAGGAATATTGGTTACTCAAATAAATATGCAGCACGTTTCAGATGGTCTTTATAGGTCAGAATCTAATTATGCAATGCCCGATTTTGATATTGTGGTGCAGTATATTGTTTATGAAAACGCAGCTAGGACTATAAAATCTATCGATTTTGGAGAGGGAAAAGACTTTTTTGTGCGTGATTTAGGCGGTTCGGGTGGTGCTGGTGATGTTTGATATAGAATTAAACATAACCAAGCCAGCAATAACATTAAATACGAAAAAGGCTATGGCCAATTTAATGCTAGATAAAAAAACTGTTTTATTAGAAACTAAGAAGGTTACAGCAGACTTAAAGATAGCATCAAAAGAAATAGTTTTAAATATTAGCAAACCATTTATACAGATATCACTTGATTGTATTTGCGACTAGGAGTTTAAAATGGCAGGGCAGCACATAGTATATAAGGGTGACGATTGGAAGTTTGATTTTCAATATACGGAAGACGGTGACGCAAAAGACATTACTGGAGCAACAGAAATTAGGGCTTGTTTGAAAGGTGATACTGCTTCAGTAGAAGTCACTTTAACGGATGCTGAAATTGTTATTACAAATTCTGCTGCTGGAAAAGGCACTATTAAAATTCCAGATACAAAAACAGCACTAGTAAAAAAGGGTACACAAAGTTTAACGGTAGAAATTACTGATTCTGATGCGGATATTACTACTGTTGTTTTGGAAGAATTTTTAGAAGTTAAGATTAAAGACTGCTAATGCCAAAAGTAGTAAAGCTAGATAAATTTGCTAAAGAGCTGGAAAGCTACGCAGAAAAAAATATAGAGCTTTACAAAGAGTCAGTGATTGACGCACTACTAAAAAACTTGGTTGAGATTGTTAGAAACTCTCCAGTTGATACAGGATTATATGCGCAGTCATGGGACTTAATAGTTACAGAAAAAAGCGCAGTATTAGGTAATTATGCTCCCCATGCGCCTATTATAGAGTTTGGCACAAGACCTTATAAGCCACCATTACCACCACTGCTTAAATGGGCAAAGAGGGTGCTTAAAAAGCCTGATTTTGATGATGCTGTTTGGGCATTGGCTAAATATACTCAGGCAAAGATTGAGCGTGAAGGAATGAAGCCAAAATTTGTTTTAACTAATCAGCTTGATAGTATAATGAAAGACATTAAAAAGAATATGCTTAGGGCGTTTAGATGAAATCAGCAGATAGGGCACATATTTTAGGTCTAAAAAGATACTTGGAGCAGAATGTAGATGGTATCGCTCAGGTAGTAGAGGGATGGCCAGATAGAAACATAGAGCTTGAGTACCCGTCAATTTCAATCATTAATATGGGAAATCCTACGATAAGCCATGTTCAGCCATATATTTACGAGGTATCAGGGGTTAAGAGAAAAATTCCCGATGACAGCAATATCAATAATGATATTGTTGATTTTGTTGTGGGCTATTATGAAAACATTATCCAAGTAGACATTTGGGCAGAGTATAAAGCTCAAAGAGGCACATTTTTTGATTTGGTTCAGGCGGCTTTTGATAAAGATTTTATTGATAATCACGGTCCTACTGGGCTTTCATTGGTGCTGACAGAATACTATGATGTTATTGCTAGGTTTGACCAGTTAAGATACAATTATGTAGATAGTGAAGATTCAACGCAGAGAAGTGAATGGCGTGTAAAAATGGATATTCAAGTTCACTTCCCTAAAATAATTCAGAAATCTGTGCCTAGAATTAATGAAACTGTTGTAATTAATCAAATTGGCGATAATAATAATGTGGAAGAAGATAAGCTAGATATTGAAGAAGAATATCAAGTATAAGGGGAAACCATGGCAATTTTTAGAACAAATAATCCTTTAGAGTATGATGAAATTGATGGAATTGTTATTGATGAACAAGCTCCAGCTCCATCGGTGCAAGGCGTTGGAACTGGTACAGTTTTGCTAGTTGGAAAATTTCAAAGAGGTCCAGCAGGAATAAATTCTGTTTCATCTATTAAAAAGTTTCATGAGCTTTACGGTAAATCAGATTTTATCGGGAATGAGCAATTAAAAAATAAGAAATTTGCAAGATTAAAAATTAAAAGGGTAATTGCTACAGATGCAGTATTGGCTACCCAAACTTTTGATTCTGGAGTTACTCCAACCATTAAGTTTGATGCCAAGTATTTGGGTGCTTATGGAAATTCCATTACTGTAACGATCGAAGATGGCTCGGTATCTGGTAAAAAATA